TCCGATCCCGAAAATTCTGCCCTTCATCCTATTTCCGCGCCAGGAGGATTTTGTTCATTTCCTCATGAGCTGCGTCGATGACAGCGAATGCGGCCTGATCGAAAAGTCCCGCGATATCGGAGCAACATGGATCTGCTGCGCATTTAGCGTTTGGCTCTGGTTATTTGTGCCAGGCGCGGCCATCGGGTGGGGATCGCGTAAGGAAGATTTGGTCGATCGCCGGGGAGATCCGGACAGCATATTCGAGAAAATACGCATGATCATCGGTCGCCTTCCCCGCTGGATGCTGCCGGTTGATTACAATGAACGCTCGCACTCCACTTCCATGAATATCCGCAACCCAAACACAGGCGCAATCATCGCGGGTGAGTCAGGGGATCAGATCGGTCGCGGTGGCCGTAAGATGATTTATTTCAAGGATGAAGCTGCGCATTATGAACGCCCCGAGCTGATCGAGGCCGCGCTTGGTGATAACACCGATGTGCAGATCGATATCTCAAGCGTGCACGGCACAAACAATGTGTTTTATCGCCGCAGGCAGGCCGGGCAGGAATGGACACCCGATCGGAAGATCGAGCCAGGCGTTGTGCGCGTGTTCATATTCGATTGGCGCGATCACCCAAAGAAAAATCAAGCTTGGTATGATCTCCGCAAAAAGAAGGCAGAAGCTGAAGGCCTCATGCACATATTCGCGCAGGAAGTCGATCGGGATTACTCTGCCTCCATCGAGGGGATGATCATCAGGCCGGAATGGGTGCGCGCGTGCCTCGATGCCCACATCAAGCTGGCGCATTTGGGAGATTGGTTCGCTGGCGAGAAAATGGCCGCGCAGGATATCGCAGACGGTGGCGCGGATCTCAATGCCTATTGCTCGAGTCATGGCGCTGTGATCATGCGATTGGATAAATGGGCAGGTGAGGCAGGCGATGCCGCTTTAACAGCCATACCGCATTCTATCGATGATGAAGTGCAAGAGCTTTATTACGATTGCATCGGCGTTGGCGCAGGCTTCAAGGTCAAGATCAATGAAATGAAAGGGCATCCTGCGTGGCCAAAGAAGCTTAGGGTGATGCCCTGGGACGCTTCTGCATTTGTGCTCAATCCCACGGACAACGTAATCCCCAATGATGACCAGAGCCCAACCAATGAAGACACCTATGAAAATCTGAAAGCGCAGGCTTGGTTCCTCATGCGCGCGCGCTGCTGGAAGACATACCTTGCCATTACACGACAGGCAATATACCCCATTCACGAAATGATCTCCTTCCCCTCCGATATCCCCTATATTCAGCAATTGGTGATGGAGCTCTCCCAGGCTGTGAAGAAGGTAAGCTTATCGAGTGGCAAAACCGTAGTCGACAAAACCCCCAAAGGATCCCGCAGCCCCAACCTCGCGGATGCTGCCGTGATGTGCAAATGCCCAACCCGGGAAGCCAGCAGCTTCGACAGCCTATAAATTCCATTTGCACTTTGTTCATTGTTCGGCTATGGTTCGCTCATTGAGCAATAGAAACCGGAGGATTTATGATACACGAAATCGCTGCTGCCTGGATCATAGGCGGATTCATCATCTACAATAAACCCAACCCACGCTGGCATGAGCGTTTTTGGGCTCTGATCTTTATCGTTGGTGGATCATTCGTTGGTGGCTTCCATGCTTAGTATTTTTAAGAAAACCATGACAAAAGAGGAATTCAAAGCAGCGCGCGAGGAGCTTGGTTATACGCCAGATCAAATGGCCGCAGAGCTCGGTGGCTATTCGCAACGTGCTATTTACCAGTGGGAGAGTGGAGAGCGCAAGATCCCGCCTGCCGTGGAGAAACTAATCACAATAATGTTATTAGCGAAAGGATGACCATGAAAGAGCATACGATCACCTGTGAAGGCCGGATGGCAGTTATTAAAGGATCATGTGTTCAGCTTTTCAAGGTCAGGCCGCAGAACAAACGAAAGCCCATTATCGAGAGCAAGTGGCCAAAGCTTGATCTGGGCGATAGTGCCGCAGCATGGCGCGCAGCTCTCCTCTGGACTGATAAAGGATTTATTCACCCCGATTTAACGAGATCAAAATAGTAGATGAGAAGTATGCGTTTTTCATCGGACTTGAGAGGTATAGAAGCTATGACCGATAAAACACCAGACGCTGCTCGGTATCTATTAAAGCATGCCGACAAAGTTGAAATGATGGAATACCCAAAGGATCAAAGCCAGTACAAAACTTATTTCGATGATGGTGCGTATAAGGGCTGCTTCGTATTCACCTTTACTGAAAACGGACTAACTCCTCTCAAGGTTTATGAGAAGCTATCACAAACCGGCTGGCCAGGATTTAGCCTTGATTGGCAGAAAGAAGCGGCACGGTACGAAATGATTAAAGAACTGAACAAGGAATAGGGTGGACGATGCTTTTACATGGTGATTGCCTGCAGCTTATGAAGGACATACCAGACCAGAGTATTGATATGGTTCTGTGTGACCTCCCTTATGAAACGACTAACTGCAGATGGGATATAGGTATCGACCTGAACGCACTGTGGCGTCAATACAAGCGCGTCTGCAGCGGAGCTGTCGTCTTGTTCGCGCAAACCCCCTTTGATAAGGCACTTGGCTGCTCGAACATAAAGAGTCTGCGGTATGAATGGATATGGGAGAAAACTAATCCTACAGGACATCTTAACGCCAAGAAAATGCCAATGAAGGCGCATGAGAATATCCTTGTGTTCTATGATGGGCAACCAACGTACAACCCGATAAAGACAAGTGGTCATGTCAGAAAGTCAGCAACTCGTAAATCGGTGGATAATTGCCCGATCTACGGCAAGCAGAAGTTTCATGAGCCTTACGATTCTACGGATCGCTATCCTCGTAGCGTTTTGATTTTTCCCAGCGATAAGCAAAAGCAAAATCTACACCCTACGCAAAAGCCTTTGGCGCTATGCGAATATCTTGTCAAAACATACACCGATGAAGGTGATACAGTGCTTGATAATTGCATGGGGAGCGGGACAACGTGCCTAGCTGCAGCCAATACAGGCCGAAAGTATATAGGAATCGAAAAAGACGAGCAATATTTTAAGATTGCCAGCAACAGATTAACCACAACTGAATAAGAGGTCGAGAAATCCGCACATGAAAAAAGCAGAGCTTGAAACTGAGCTGGCCAAAGTCAATGAACACAAACGGGTGCTGCGCAACTGTGTGATCGATATTCGCAGCGCAGCCAGACAAGCCATCCAAAAAGGACAAATCCTAAATTCAACATGGGTGATCGAGAAAGTAACCGAGGCCATCACGCGAACTACCTCTTAATGCTCAGGTTTGCCATTTTACCGATCTGTGATATTCTAAGCGAAAGCAATCACATTTTCAGGGATCGTCATGGCCGAGCAAGAGATTTTCACGCCAGAGCAGGCCACGACATTTGAATCCGGCATTGCAGAGAGCCAGAAATTCAATGAAACAGTCCACACAATAGAGAATTCATTTGGTGGCCTGCTCTCAGGGCTTGGCCAAGGCATCACAGGAGGATTTGGCACCCAACTAAGCCAAACGGATACGCTTTACTATAACCTGCGCTGGTACCTTATTTCCAACAATCGTCAGCTGCTCTCTCAGCTCTATGTCGAGCACGGCATTGTCCAAACCCTCTGCGATGCCCCTGTTGATGATGGATTCCGCGCTGGCTTCGAGATCAAGACCGGGCAGCTTGATGGTGAGGAGATTGAGGAGCTCGAATACTTTGCCGAACAAAATCAGGTTATTGCCGAGCTAGCGCAGGCCTGCAAGTGGGCTCGGTTGTTTGGCGGAGGTGCGCTTATCTTGATGACAGGAGGAGATCCGGCCAAACCATTAAAATCAAACGAATTAAAGCAGGGAGAGCCTTTTCAGTTTAAAGCAATCGATATGTGGGAGCTCTACAATACCATCCAAAACGTAAACGGGGATAATGATCTGCAGCTTGGATCTATGCCTGAATTTTTCAATTATTATGGTATCAAAGTTCATTGCTCTCGCGTCTTTTTGATTAAAGGCAAACAGGCCCCCAGCTTCATCCGCCCACGCCTCCGTGGTTGGGGCATGTCAGAGATTGAGCGCCTGATCCGCTCGATCAATAGCTACATGAAAAATCAGGATGTTGTTTTCGAGCTGCTTGATGAAGCAAAGGTTGATGTCTACAAACTCAAGGGCTTCAATAGCGCTCTCATGAATGCCGATGGTACGCAGATGATCTCCAACCGGATCCAGAAGGCCAACCAGCTCAAAAACTTCCAGCGCGCCATTATCATGGACAAAGAGGAAGAATATGAGCAAAAGCAGATCTCTTTTAGTGGGCTACCAGAATTGCTTGTGCAGATACGCCAGAGTGTGGCCGCTGATGTAAAGATGCCTATGACCAAGCTTTTTGGAATGAGCGCAGCGGGATTTAGCTCCGGTGAAGACGATATCGAAAATTATAACAGCATGATCGAGAGCGAAGTGCGCTCCAAGGTAAAGCACCATGTAGTTCAGGCACTTCAAATCTGCTGCCAGATCAAGTTTGGATTTGTTCCAACGGATCTCAAGATCACATGGAAGCCCCTCCGGATATTGGGAGCTGAGGAAGAAGAAAAAGTAAAAGACTCGCAGCACAATCGCGTGATGTCGGCTTATACATCCGGCCTTGTTGATGCAGAGGAAACAAAGAAAGCAATAAACAAGGCATCATTGCTGCCAGTCGAAATTGATCCTGATCTGCCTGCAAGCGAACCGATCGCCGGTGATTTCTCCGATACCAGCGATTCATCGAAGCAAAAAGGCTCAACTTGAAACACCTGCGCACGATCATCCTAACGGATGCAATGTATGTGCCGGTAGAACAAACCATCAACCGGATTTTTTACCGTGAAATATTCGCTCCCATTTTCGTGGGCTTACGAAAAAGCGGCCTCGAAATCCAGAACGCCAAATCCCTCGGCGTTGAGCGCGCGCTGATCGAAGGCACGATCTATTATGATGCAGGCCGTTTCTATGGCCGGTTCAATGCCAGCATCAGCAAGGAGCTGCTCAGCATTGGGGCAACATTCGATCGCAGATCCTCAACATGGAAACTTCCCCCCGGCGCATCATTACCTGCACGACTTCAGCTCGCGGTTGCGGAGGCTGATGCCAAAGCCACGGCATCCATCAGGGAAGTCGTTAAGGCGCTCGATGATATCCACCTGGGAGAGAGCAGCGACATCGATGAGATAAAGAAAAATTACGGCTCCGGACTTTGGCGAATGAATGAGGATTTCATCAAAGCAACAAAGGCGATCGGAATTGTGCCGGAGTTCACTGAGGAAGCAAAAGACCGCATTTCTACCGAGTGGGCAACCAATCTTGATCTTTATATCAAGAAATGGGAAGCTGAGGAGATCCTTGAGCTGCGCCAGAAGGTGCAGGCCAATTCAGGGCGAGGCCAGCGCGCGGAAAATCTGGTGAAGATGATCCAGCACGAATATGGAGTTTCAAAAGCAAAAGCCAAATTCCTTGCGCGCCAGGAGACAAGCCTTCTGGTTTCAAAAATGCGTGAGGAACGTTTCACCGAGATCGGATGCCCAACCTATACCTGGCGCGGAACCATGGATGGCCGAGAGAGGCCTGATCATAAGCACCTTGAAGGCACCGTTCATAGCTGGAAATCTCCTCCTGTAACAAACCGCGATACCGGCGCGCGCAACAACCCCGGCGAGGATTTTGGTTGCCGGTGCATCGCAATTCCAAACCTGCCAGAAGGTTTCAAATAGCTCCCCCCCTTGTTTGAATCCCGTTTTTGTGAAAGCATGGGCTTATGGCTGAAATCGAAAACGCAAAGCAGTACGCTCAGATCCTTTATTGTCGCCACATGATCGCTGGCGTTGTTTTTTATGAAGGAAATAAAGCACGCGATATAAGTCCGGAAATGATTTATATCGATACGGATGCCATGAAGCGCTCTATTCCAACCATGGCCGGAAAACCAATCTTTGTTTTTCATCAGGCCGTGCCTCTCAATGATGTTGAAGATGAAGCGGATGGTTATGTCATCGAGTGCTTTTACAACGAGCTCGATGGATGGCTATGGGCAAAAATTCTAATCACCAGCGATGAAGGTCACACTGCAGTCAAAAACGGGTGGAGCGTTTCCAATGCGTATTTACCGAAGGATTGGGAAGAAGGTGGCCAACATTTGAATGTTGACTATCAAAGAAAAATCCGAAACTATGAATTTACACATTTGGCCATTGTTCCAAATCCGCGCTACGAAGAAGCCAAGATTTTTACGCCAGAAGACTACAAAGCGTATCAGGCAGAAAAGAAAGCGCAGCTGGAACAATTGCACAATAGCAAACCAAATAACTCGGAGATCAGCGCCATGTCATTTTTCAGAACCGCAAAAACAGAAATCAAAGCAGGCGAAACAATCCTTGATACTGATTTCACCGAGATTACAAACTCGGATGGTTCGAAAGAGGTTGTTACTGTTGGCGATCTGAAAAAGGCGAAAGAAGAAGCGAACCGCCTGCAAAAAGAAAACAAGAAAAATGAAAAAATGGTTGATGACGATGAAGAAGTCGAAGTCGATGGCGAAAAGGTCAACATGGCTGAGCTAAAAGAATGCTACAAAAACATGAAGAAAATAAAGAAAAACGCTGACTCCGAAAAAGAAGAAAAGGAGAAAGCAGAAAACGCCGAGAAAGAAAAAGGCGAAAAAGAAAACGCCGAGAAAGAAGCCAAAGAAAAGGAAGAAAAGGAAAAAGAGGAAAAGGAAAACGCAAAAAAGTTTTCGGAATTCCAGAACGCTCACAAATCAAATAAAACCACAGGAGCTCCTACCCTAACTTCCATTGGTAAAAAGGCTCTCGGTACCAAATTATTTGGTAAATAATAAAAATAGTTACTCAACAAACCCTTAGCTAAGGATTAGCGCCATGACATTGACACCCAACCAATTTTCACAGAATACCATACAGGGCATGGCCGATCTGGTCGGCTTTGGTGGTAACGTAATCGCTGCTCGCGTAAGCAATAGCGCATCTGGCGCGCTAATGCCGCTTGTTCCAGGGCAGGCCATTAAAGTTGCCAATGAGGCAGGTGCATTACCATCTGTTCTCCCTCTGGCATCTAATTCCGATATCACTGATGGTTTCGTGTTGTGGAACTTCAAAGACATTTCGTATGCCGCAAATGCGCGCCTCGAAATTGCGTTGTTTAATACGGTTGTTTATATGACCGCTAACGCAGCCATCAATCGTTGGGCAAACGTTGAAGTGGTTTATAACGCCGCTGGCGGTGGGCAGGTAATCACAACCGCAGGTACCAACCCAATCGTTGGTTTTGCTCTTGATCAAGCAACCGCTGCTGGCCAGCTAATACGCATTTATGTGCTTAATTCAACAACTGTTGGAACAACGACCATTGCAAACGTTTCTGGATTGCAGGCTGCTCTTAATGCTCTGCAAGCTCCTGTATTGCCAGTTGAAGTCAATACAGCAATAAGCACCGTTGGTGCGGGAACCCTCACTGCTGCTGCATTGGTTGGAAAATTAATTACTCGCAGTGGTTCAATCGCAGCGTTTACCGATACAACTGATACTGCGGTTAATATTGTGGCCGCTCTAAACACTTATGTTGCCGGGACATCGTTTGAAATTAACATCAAAAACACAACGGATTATTCTGATACAATTACTGGTGGAACTGGTGTTACAATTTCAGGGAATTCCATTGTGCCGCCTCTGTCAACCAATCGTTATTTAATGACCATCACAAGTGGAACGGCTGTTACTTTGACGCATGTTTTGACTGCCACAGCAACCACAAAGCTTCCACTCCAAATTACGAATCTTGCAACGGTTGGTTCTGGAACAATTGCTGCTGCTGGTATAACTGGCGGAATCACTAACCGCACAGGATCGGTAGCTTCTTTTACCGATACGACAGATACGGCTTTAAATATTGTAGCGTCGCTTCCAAACGCTGCAATTGGAGAAGCATTTGAATATTTGTATTATAACAACACAGGGTTTCAGGCTACTCTGGTTGGTGGGGCAGGCGTTACCACTGCAAATGCTTCTGGAGTTCCAGCCGGAACATGGCTGCGTGCTCTTGTTGTTTTGACATCGCTTACGGCTGTTTCTTTCACTGGAATTGAAACGGGAAACATTGGTACCCTTCCTCCTTCACAGTTTGTAACCAATACCACCACAACGACATTTGCTGCTGGTCAATTAACGGGTGCAAACTTTAACGTTTACACCAATACAGCAGCGACTCCAGGTTCAATTGCTACTCGCACCGCAACACAAATGCTAGCTGATATTGCCAATGATTACATTGGACAGACTTTCATTTCTCGAGTTGTGAACCAAGGAACGAGCCCCTTAACGATCACGGCAGGAACAGGAGTTACCCTGACCGGAAATGCTGTGGTCCCCGTTAATGGATACCTTGATTTCCAAGTCACCGTAACTAGCGTGGCTTCTCCTGCGATCACATTCCAAAACATTTCACAGAGCCTTGCGCAGCCTCCTGTTTCTGTTGGGGCTTCCCTAACTTTAACCGCAGCAATGAGCGGTGGAACTATCCTGCTTAATACGGCTGCAGGCTCGGTTGCAACGCTTCCTGCTGCTACTGGATCAGGAACGAAATATCGCTTTGTTGTTTCGACCACGACCACCAGCGGTGCGCATAAGATCCTTGCTGCTTCTGTCTCTGATTTCATGAACGGATTAGCCATTGGGGAAAATGCAAACACCTGCAAAGCATTCGCCTCTGCAGCTGCAACAAACCATTCGATCCAAATGCCATTTACCGGCACACAGCCGAGCGGTGGTTTCATCGGGGATTATTTTGAGGTTCAAGATATCGCAGCCAACTTGTGGCAGGTAAACGGGATGTATCAAGCCGGTACAACCCCAACCACGCCATTTAGCTCTGCAACCAGCTAATTGATTTGAGTGATAAATAATTAACTAAAACCATAGCCCAAAGGGGAAAAACCATGCTGCAAACAGAGATTTTCAATAGTGATGGAAAACCGGTAATCCTCAATGACCGTGAAGAACGGATGGTTTATGCGGATCAGCAACGGCTTAATTCCCTCGGCGTTGAGGTGAACTTGACCTCCCTGACCGCGATCAGTAAATTGATCACCGAGCAGAAGTTCTTTGAAATCCCACCTGATGAATTTGTACCCATCATGGTTGGTAATGGTACTTGGTCCGCAGAGCTTTTGACATATCGCAGCTACCAGCTTGCCGGAGATTTTGAAGCGGGTATCGTAAACACTGGAACTGATAATGCA